AGCGTGGCAAAATTGACGCGCGGTACAAGACCAAATACGCCGCATACTGCGCTCGATGCGCTAAAGGAGTGTTCGGAACACCAAAACGTACCGATGCAAATCTGCTGTGCGTGAGACGATACCTAGTTGATCTGATGAAGGAACACGGGGTAAGGCCAGCGCATGCGATGGTTCACATCAACATAGCAGTTGCGCTCACGTTCATTCCAACCCTGCGGGAGATTGAAGAAAGCAAATGGTTCCACAGTGACGCATCCCAAGACCGAGTTGACTCACATATGGACCTTGGGTCCAAGTGGAGAAACATGGTAATGGGAACAGCGTCGAATTAGGCCACCTTGGGTGTGCTGCCAGGGATTGATGTGGGTGAAAAACAGTTCCCTCCCAATCCCGATTTGGTGGTGAGGCACACCCTGGGTGGCTACCGGAGCACTCGCCGGAGTACAATAGTCGTTGGATGTAGCCCTCCGACTGACTATCGAGTGCATAGCTCAACGTTGAACAATTTGATCGCTGGAATTAATGGACGAGTATTCTTCCACAAAGTGGGTGGAGAATGGAAACGTCCAATTAAACCAAAATCCGAGATAGTATTTAACAAGATGTTGTCGCGGTTCAAGCATTTGCTGGTGCATAACACCCCTATTGCCACCCCAATCCCACGGACTGATTTTCCGTTGCAGTATGAAGGTCGCAAAAGAAAAGTGTATGAAAATGCAGTGCATGAACTGTTAACAAGTGGGTTAAAAGACACAGACTCAAACGTCTCCACTTTCGTGAAGGCAGAGAAGTTCAATTACTATAACAAACCGGACCAGATCCCTAGGGTGATCCAGCCCAGACATCCCAGGTATAATGTTGAGTTAGGCTGTTTTATACGGCCACTGGAGAATGAGGCATACAAGGCCATCTCCAAAGTGTTCAATGAAGTCACAGTTACAAAAGGCCTAACGGCCGGTGAAGTGGGACAATTAATCAAGAATAAGTGGGACAGATACTCAAACTGCGTTGCGTTGTGCATAGATGCTGAAAGGTTTGATCAGCACGTGTCAACCATAGCGCTGAAGTATGAACACGATTATTATTTAAAATGTTTTCAAAGACACCATCGCAAAGTGCTCAAATCACTACTGGAC